AATGCCTCTGCGTCACCTACTGAATCAATCAAGTCCAATGTCTGAACATTGTTTGAAGAGTAGTGACCCCTGTAAGTTCCACTTATATAATCTGAGACCTCTTTGAGAATCTCATTTTCATTGTACTTCATAAACCTTTTCGGGATCGATTCCTAATAATGATTTGGTCGTTTTCATGGTCTGGAATAAACTCCAACACGTCATCACATGGCCACATCAATTCTTCGTATAAAGCGTTGAGTCTGTCCATGTCCTCCCAGAGGTCATTGACATAGTGAGGATCATTACGATCCTCATTCCAATGGTGTTCTTCGGGTTCTAGATCTCCGTGCATTAAAATTCTCCTTCGGTTGTTTCTTCACCAGCATCAACTTTAGTGTACAAGTCCAAGAATGATTGCTTAGTATCATCATCGAATCTGTTAACACAATTGGTAATAGCGACTAAGCGGTCACCAAAGATAGAGTATGCTTGTGCAATGTGTACTAGACGACGTGTTGTGATAACCTCATCCACTCCTCCATCGAAGAATGTTTTCCTTATCACTCCTGCCCATTTTACCAGATTTTCAGCAAATGTCAATTCACATCCAACATTCTTTAGAATCTTCTGTTCAATAACAGGTGATGGATAATCTTGTTCAAAGGTTACTGGGAATCTTTCAAGGAAGGCTTCGTTGAGCACGTTAGTTCCAACAAATCTCCCATCGTCTGAACCTTTACCTTTAGTATTTGCCGTGGCAATGACTGTAAACCCTGCTGCTGGTTTGACGTATCTTCCAGTCTTCTTAAGGAAAATTCCTTTACCTTCAAGGACGGACTGGAGGCAGAGGATTTTGTTTGAAGCAAGGTCGATTTCGTCAAGGAGCAAGACAGCCCCTCTATCGAGAGCTTCAATAACTGGTCCGTTGTGCCAAACGGTATCACCATTAACAAGCCTGAAGCCGCCAATGAGATCATCTTCATCTGTCTCTATAGTAATATTAACACGTATTAATTCTCTATTTAGATTAGCACATGCTTGTTCTACTCCTAATGTTTTACCGTTGCCACTAAGCCCAGTAATAAAAACAGGGTAAAACTGTCTAGAATTAATAACCTTCTTAAGAGAATTCGCATTCCCGAAGGGTACATAGCTCGAATCTTTTTCTGGAACATAGGAAACTTTTTGTGCAACAGGTTGAGCAGAAGGTGCTTTGTATGCTTTCTCTATATCAAGAGCAGTCAAATCCCAAGTACCTCTACCCTTCTTATAGGACTTAAGGCGTTTGTTAACAGTGGGATAAGACAAACTAAACTTTTTGGCAGCTGCCCTTAAATCAATTGTATCAACCTTTGCTTTAGGACCATGCTTATCTTTGAGAAAAGAAATGATTTGTCCTGTAGTGACTTCAGATTTGATTGGCATAACGACCCTTTGTTTTATATGCTTATTATAGCAGAACTAAACTTGATTTCAACAGAGTGTGGACAGTTACCCATCTGTCCATATGCGTTTCAACTGCCTCACATCATCCACACCAAACATAGATTTACATACATTCTCTGCATCTCCTCTAAGATTAGACACACATAAAAATTCTACCTTCTGTAACCTATTAGATTCTAATAGAATATAAGCTTCCCACTTAATCGGTTTCATAATCCGCTTGCTGGTTCATCAAACAATATATTATCCATGTAATTATTTACCCACTCTTCATCGAAATACTTAAGTAAAATGTTACGAGTCTTATCATTCTTTTTCTGACTATCACAATACCAGATCTGGTCATCTAATCTCTTCATAGTATTAACCCAGAAAGTATCTTTCTTAGCACCCTTAATTAACTTGAGATATACAACAAGATAATTTTGTACCAAACAAAAGAAATTTGCCATATCAATCTCTTCAGTCAGACGTGTAAACTTACAGTATGGTGAGAAGATATCATCACCCCACAATGGAAGTGGTCTCTTACCACTGAAGTTAAAGTTATTACTAATCTCTCGTATCTCATTCCAACTATCAAAACCATATACAGGAGATACATCCACAATAGCAGCAGTCACTGTCTTACCATTGGATACAATATCACATCCAAAGATGGGTATATTGTAATTGGGATCTGGGAAGAATACACAATGCAATATCTGCATTTCTTTAATCTCTGCCAACTCCAAATGCATCTTCCTGAGACCAGGTGCTTTATACATTGTGTTCTTAATTACCAATCCATCCTTCTCTACTTCTGGTAATGAACTTTCCAATGGTTCTACATCAGGCATATCCTGCATAGCATATGATAGCATTAGTGCTATGTCTTTTACTAAATCAGGCATAACTAAAAAAGAACTCTTTGATTAATTGCTCAGACTCTTCCTTGCCAAATGCACTGGATAAGTATCCTGAGATAGGGTCTAACTTTATCATATAACTATCAAAATCTTTATACGCACTAGTATCAGTACCAGTAGGTTGTGCTTTATCTATCATCTCCTTATATAGAGATAGGTAATATTTAAACGTTGGTAAGAATGTATCAACTCCATCCATCTCACAATACCTTACAAATATATTATCAGAGAAATGATTACCCTTCTCAAAGAAACGATAGGTCTCTGTTGTCTGGGGTAATGGTGGTACTTTCAATAGAAACTTCTCTACAGGATGTTGAAAGTCAAATACTATTATAACTTTCTTCTCAGAGAATCCCATCAAGTCCATACCAAAGCAAGGAAGGTTATGTCCAGTCTTAGGGTATATTATATTGTTATGAATGTTAAGATTCTTTCCATCCCATATATCAACATGCCTAGACTTAATAAAATGCTTACCAGAGTATAGGTCAGCAGTTAAGTTAACATCTCTTTTGTTTTTCCATGTTGTATGGTTACTTTCAAAAACCATATCAGGGAACGTATCTAATACAGCTCCCTTATATCCATCCCATAAACTCATGCTATTTGCTCCACGAATTTGTTCAAGATAGTTTTGTTAGTCATTTTTGAACCCATATGTTTTTTGAATGCACGTGTTAGTTCTGCCCTAGTTGCTTCAACACCCTTCTGTTTAACTTCAAGATCTTGAGTGCCTTCACCCATGCCTTGATAAGGTATGAAGAATGCTTCAGTATAACCTAAAAGTGTAGAAGATGCAAACTTTTCTTTTGACCATTGAGTATCCATTGATGCTGCATCATCATAAGAAAGTATACGAGTAGATCTCTGCATCTCTTTCTTAGTACAGATACGAATACCCACCCAATTGAAATTAGTAATCTCTTTAAAGAAACTGACAATCTCTTTTGTTGTTAAGTATGGACTTGGTTTAAACTCACGAGTATAACCAGTTACACTATCTCTTAAGACATACTTTGTACCCATACGCAACTGTCTGGAATACACACCATTCTCACCATACATCTCAGCATCAGAATGGAAATGCATTGGATTTGATTCACCATCAGTCAGACAAACTACATTTATTTTCTGTACCTTTTCAATACTTCTCATTCTATCAACAATTAACTGTGAACATAATACAGCTTCACCAAGAGGAGTACCACCAAGAGTATACTTCTCAACATAAGGTAACCTATGACCTGCCATAGCAAACGCTTGCATATAAACCAACTTCATAGATTTCTCTAGAGACTGCTTATTCTGACGAGATGAAAAGAACTCCAGAAGTTTGAATCCACTACAGAATCCCAACACATTCGTTTCTGCTTTTAATGCTGGATGTATATGTCCACTCTCCCATCCATTTTGGAATCCATATACTCTGAATGGAATACCTGCTTTCCTACAGAACCATACTAGATTGAAAGTCTGCTTAAGAGTATCCAATAATATATGATTCATAGACCCAGACCAATCAAGATAGAATACCAATCCATGATTCTTACCTTCTGGAATTACCGTAACCCTTCTAAAGATATCATCACTCAATCTGTACTTGTATAGAGACTGTGTATCAATAACACCAGTCTTAGATGTTGCTGACCTCTTATACTCATCAGCAGACTTCTTCATCTCAAATTGTTTTACAAGATAGTTAACTGACTTCTGTGCTTCTTTTTTATATGCCTTGAAATGACTCTCAGCATATTCAATATTCTCAAAGTAATAATCATGGTCATCTTTATCACGACATGCTCTTCCATAGAATCCCAAGTTCAATTCATTTTGAATTGTATTACAATCAATAATCACTTTATCAATATCAATCTTAGGTAAATTAAGATAAACATACTCTCTAGTATCATCACTAATTAAAGTTTCTAATGATTGTTGAAGTGCTTTATCTGTAACACTCTCAGTCTCATCACATCCCGACTCTCCACCTATAGTATCATCATACATAGCATCTTCCAAGTCATCCATTATCTCTTCTTGTGTCTTCGTTTTCTGCTCTGTAGATCTATCGGACTCTCCTTCACCCTGCCCTTCTTCTGGTTGATACTCTTCTTCTATCTCATTACCAGCAGAAGGATTATTCCAATCAATATCTAACTGTTGAGGTTGCTCTGCTTCTTTCTTTTCTTCCTGACTCTCTGCCCACTCATATAATTCTTTAGAGAGTTGCAGAACATCATCAAATGTTTTTGTAGATGCTACACGGTCTACCCATACTTGCTCATCTGGATTGAACTCTATTGAACTGTTACCTTTAAAGAATAGATTGATACGGTCAATAAAAGAAAGGTTAGATATTTCCTCATCAGCAACACCAAAGAAATCTTTATGCCATAGTTCTCTATACCCGTCAAAGAATGACTTCCTAAGACCTGGATAAGTATGCTTCATCATACGTTCTATACGTGCATCCTCTATGACGTTCACAAACCCTTTAGGAGCGTCTATAGGAATGTTAGGGGTATATAGAGCATGTCCAACTTCATGTCCAACTAGAAGGTCATAAACAGTGTTAGAAGCATCAGTCCATATAGGTAGGGTCAACACACGGTTATTAACATCAAACGAAGCTGTCGATACCTGACGATGCTCAACTGTCAAATCTTCTGTTGCTAGTAGTTTAGCAAGGGTTCCTTTTACTTCTGTGTTAACTGTCATTGTTTTCCTCAGATGAACCTATCATAGCACCCACATCAATAGTGTGAGGTGACAAGGTGACAGTTTCTTGACTGTCACCCCAGTGTCTTATGACCCCTGCAGTAATAAAACAATTAGTAACGAGATAAGAAACGAAAATAATAGAACGTACCAAAACAACGTAGTTGTCGTAGGGTTCAGTTTTTTCGTCAGAAAAGCTACCCAATGCATACTTCCAAATCCTCCATACTTTAATCATCCGAATAACTGGTGCTTTGAAGTACCAGCATTATCATTTGAAATATTTCCTAATCCAGTTTCTTCTGTTTCATGGAATTCATATTCCCAATCTTCTACCACAGTGTTAGCCAAAAACAAATCACTAAGAGTATGTAATTCTTTCTCTGCTGTTTCATAATCAGGTGCTTCAAACCAATAATCAATAACCTTACCAATCCGTAACAAGTTTGATTTAAGACTAGGAGCAACCCTT